GATCGCCGAGACCGGCATGGTCGGCTCCATTGGTGTGGTGATGTCCTACCTGGATACCAGCGAGCGCGATGCTAAAGCCGGCGTCCGCACCTTGGAGATCGTCTCCAGCCAGTCGCCGGACAAGCGGTTGGACCCCAAGACCGACGAAGGGCGCGGCAAGGTCCAGTCCATCGTCGATGCACTCGCCGGGGTCTTCGTGACCGCGGTGGCGCGCAACCGTGATGTACCCGTGGACACCGTGCTGGCCGACTTCGGCCGTGGCGGCGTGTTGCTGGGTGCTGACGCGGTCAAGGCCGGCATGGCCGATCGCATCGGATCACTCGAAGCCGTGATCGCCGAGCTGGCCGGTTCCGCCAGCACTCCGAAGAGGAAAACGCCCATGAGTACTGCAAACGGGCAGGTCACGGTTTCCACCACCGAAGATCTGCGCAACGCGCTGGCTGCCGGCAAGACGGCCGACCAGATCGTGATCGCAACCAACGACGCGGCCATCGCCGCCGCCCGCAACGAAGGCGAAGCTGCCGGCCGCGCGTTCGCGACCGATGCCGCAGTCACCGCCGAGCGTGCGCGAATCACCGGCATCCAGACACTGGCCCGCACCGGGTTCGATGCCGAGATGCAGGCCGCCATCGACAGCGGCGCCACGCCGGAGGCCTTCGCCATGACGCTGCTGCAGGCCGCTCAGGACCGCGGCATCACGCTCGATGCCATGCGCCGTGATGCGCCGCCTCCCGCCGCCCACGCCAAGCCCGGCGAAAGCGGTGGCGACAAGGTCGTCAGCCTGTCCACCAGCGCTATCTACCGCCGCCGCCAGGCCGGCGCATCCCCGGCCAAATAAGGAGCCGCCCATGACCACCATGATCGAACTGAACCGCACGGGCGATTTCCTGTTGTCGGAAGCCCCCGGCACCTACTCGCGGGAGAACGAGATTCTCGCCGCAGGCCAGTCCTGCGTCGCCGGCACCGTCCTTGGCGTGGCCACTGCGTCCGGCAAGTACCTGGCACTAGATCCAGCGCTCGACACGGGTGTCGAAGACGTCGCTGGTGTTCTCTGGGCCACCACCGATGCAACCGATGCCGATGTCGCCATCGTGGTCATCAAGCGAAACGCCGAAGTCAAGGCCGAGGCGCTGATCTGGTCGGACGCCATCACCGCCCAACAGAAAACCACCGCGATCTCGCAGCTCGCCGAGCTGGGCATCGTCCTGCGCTGATTAAGAGGAATTATTCCCATGCCCGCACCCCTGATGTCCGATGTTTTCGCCAGTGACGCCTTCAGCGTCATCTCCCTCACCGACGCCATCAACAACGTCCCGTTCATCCCCGGCCGTGCAGGCCAAGTGGCCGGATGGGAGGAGGAGGGCGTCCCGACAACCAGCATCCTGGTCGAAGAGGATGGGGGCGAGCTGCGCCTCGTCGATCCCACGCCGCGTGGCGGTCCCGGGCAGACCTTTGCCCCGGAAAAGCGCAAGGCGCGCAGCCTGGTCGTGCCGCACTACCAAGTGGACGACTTCATTGCCGCCGACAGCGTGCAGAACATCCGCGCCTTCGGCCAGGCCAACCAGTTGGAAAGCGTGCAGGAGCGTGTGACCGCGCGCCTGCGCCAGCATGTGCAGTGGAAGCTGGACCCCACGCTGGAATTCCAGCGCGTGGGTGCCATCAAGGGCTTGATCGTCAATGCCGGCGGCACTGTCTTGTACGACTTGTTCAACGAGTTCGGTGTCGCCCAGGAGGCCGAGGTCGATTTCGATCTTGACAACGCCAACCCGGGCAGTGGCGCGCTGCGGCGCAAGGTGGCCGGCGTTGTCCGCAAGATCGCCGATGGCCTGGGTGGCGTGCCGGTCGGTGCCATCCACGCGTTCTGCGGCGACGCATTCTTCGACGACTTGCTGTCCCACCCGGAAGTGCGCGAAAGCTACACCGGCACTCCCATGGCGCAGGTGTTGCGCGAGGGCTACGTCACCCCGGCCGGCACGGTGTATGGCGTGTTCGAGTTCGGCGGGATCATCTGGGAGAACTACCGTGGCAAGGTGGGGAACACCGCCTTCGTTGACCCCGACAAGTGCCACATCTTCCCGATCGGCACTCCTGGCCTGTGGCGCACCGTGTACGCGCCAGCGGACTACGAAGAGACCGTCAACACCATCGGTCTGCCGCGCTACGCCAAGCAGTACCCCACGCCCAACGGCAAGGGCCGGGCGCTGGAGGCGCAGATGAACGCCCTGAGCTACTGCACCCGGCCCAAGACCCTCATCAAGGGCAAACGCACTTAATCGCCCTGCTGAAGCCACCACACGCAGACGTCTGTGTGGTGGCTTGCGCAACAACGAAGGAACTTCTCAGACCAATGAATGCCAAGCTCCCGCGAGGGGTTCGCAACGCGAATCCCGGCAACATCGATCGCACCAAAACCGTCTGGCAAGGCGAAGACCGCAGTGCCTCCGCCGTGGAGCGCGAGTCGCGCTTTGCGGTCTTCGATTCTCCGGAATACGGCTTCCGTGCGTTGGTCAAGACGCTGCTGACCTACCAGCGCAAGCATGGCCTCCGCACGGTGCGCGGCATCATCAACCGCTGGGCACCACCGGTAGAGAACGACACCGGCGCGTATGCGCGCCAGGTGGCCACCGCGCTGGGTGTGGACGTGGACCAGCGCATCAACGTGGAGGCGCCGGCCACGGCATTTCAGTTGGCCAAGGCGATCGCCAAGCACGAGAACGGCGGCAACTTCTGGGGCGATGCGGTCATCTGGGACGGCGTGGAGCTGGCGGGGATCGCCCGGTGATGGACGGCGGCGCTACGGTGGTACTGAAGACGGCGGCGCTGCTGGTGGCCACCAGCGCGGGCAGCGCGGTGGTCACGGAGGTGATCACCGGCAGCGAGCATCTGTTCCTGGGTATCCCGCAGTCGTGGTTTTTGGCGGCCGTGGTGGGTGCGTTGGTGGGCCTGCTGCTGCTCAGTGAGATCGACGTGGGTAAGGTGTCCGCGCCCAGCGGTGGGCCGGGCGTGCAGTGGCTGACGCTGCTGCTACGCGTGGGCTTGCTGGGGCTGTTCGTGCTGGGGTTTGCGCTGGCGGCCGGCTGGATCGTGGTGGCGCTGGCCAACTACTTTCCCTCGGTGCACCGTATCGGCATCGCGGTGAGCGGGCTGAGTGGTTTCATCATCAAACCGATGTTGCCGCACTACCTGGGCGCACTGCAGAAGTGGTCCGATCGCCTTGCCGGTCGCGCGGGAGGTGGTGCATGACCACCTACCTCCTGACCCTGGTCAGTACGCTGGCGGTCTTCTGCGCCACGACGTGGCAGCTGCTGCATACCTTCCATGGCGGCGATCAGGCAAGTGATCGCGCCGCCTGGGTGCTGCGTGGTGCGTGCTTTATCGGTCTGGCCGTCGGCATGCTGGGCATCTTCCTGCGTGACCTGTCCCAGCACGCGCCCACGCCCTGGTACGTGCTGCTGGTGCGCGTGAGCCTGACGGTCCTGCTGATCTACCCGTGGCGTCGCCGGGAGAGTGAACGATGAATATTCTGGCCTTCCTCAAAGCGCTGGTGGCGCTGGTCTTCGGATGGGCTGCCGATGCACTGACCTGGCTGCGCAAGCCGGGCAGCCGGCTGAAGGTGGTCTGTGCGCTGCTGGCCGCGCTGCTATCGATTGCTGCGCTCACGTCCTACCGCAAGGGCCAGCAGGTCATCGTGGTGACGCGCCAGGTGGCGCAGTGCCAGAGCGATCGCACGTCGGCCCTGGAAGCGGCGCAGCTCAAGCGCGCCGAGTTGGAGCGTAACAACGCCGACAAGGATGCCGCACTGGCGACCATCGCCGCCAAGTTGCAGGCCGAGGCCGAGAAGCTGCGTGTATTGCAGGAGCGCAATGCTGGCCTGCGCGACAAAACCGAAGCCGCCAAGGCCGCCGCCGACCGCAGCGCCAAGGCGTTCAAACACGAATACGACCAACGCCCAGCCGAGTGCACCGCTGCACTGCAGGCGCTGGCTGCGGCATGCCCCAGCCTGGGAGGCTACTGATGCGCGCTCTGCTCACTGCTGTGCTGCTGGCGGCGCTGCTGGCGGGGTGTGGCAACAAGACCGCGCGGCCAGATCCGACTCGCCCAATTGTGGTGACGCCCGCGCCGGCCGTGGTCGCAGTGCCGGTGCGCACCTATGTGAAGATCGAGCCGCGCCTGACGCAGCGCTGCCCCTGGGTGAAGAACGGCGCGCTGGAGCAGGTGCTGGACGTCTCTCGCGGGCGCAAACGCTGCCTGGAGTTCTACGAGGCCAACCTGGGCGAGATCGAACAGGTGCAGGGCACGCCTGCGGGCGAGGGCAACCCGTGAGCCAGATCCGCATCGCCGTGGATGCCGATAACCTGCTGGGCCGTCAGTTCAGCGCGCTGGAGCGCGAGCAGCTGCCGTTTGCCATCGTGCAGGCGTGCAACGCCACAGCTTACGAGATCCGTGAGGTGTGGAAGCGCACCGCGCCGCGCGTGTTCGACCGGCCGACGGCGCTGACCATCAACGCGGCGATGTACCGCAAGGCGACCAAGGACAGGCTGTTCGCCGAAATCTTCCTGCGCGACGAGGCCTTCAAGGGCACGCCGCCTGCCAAGTACCTGCGCACGCAAGTGGACGGCGGGCAGCGGCGCAAGAAGGGTTTCGAAGTGCTGCTGCAGGCCAAGGGCCTGATGCCCGCCGGGCAGTTCGCGGTGACTGGACGCGGTGCGCGCACCGACCAGTACGGCAACGTACCGGGCGGCCAGGTGACCGCGATCCTGTCGCAGCTGGGCGCACAGCGTGACGCCTACCAAAACGCCAATACCGAACAGCCCAAGCGTCGCAGCAACGAGCGTAGCCGATCCAATTACCTGGGCCGCACGCGGTTGAATACGGTGGCGGTGATGCAGCGCACCGTGCGCCGCGGTGGGCGCTACTTCGCCCTGCAGCGCCAGCGCGGCAAACTGGCGCCGGGCATCTATGAGCGCATTGGTACCGGCTTCGGTAGTGCGGTGCGCAGCGTGTTCGTGTTCACCACGCGCGCCAGCTACACGCCACGCTACGACATCTACGGCCTGGCCCAGCGCACCTGGGACAAGCTGATGCCGTTCTATTTCAACCGCGAGCTGGACAAGGCCATCCAAAGCGCGATCGCCCGGGTGCGTGCATGAACCAGCGCGAGTTCCTTCAAGCCTTCGATGCAGCCGCCTTCTCGGCTTTCGCTGAGGTAGGCCTTGCCGACGGCAATGCGCGATACCAGGCCCCCGATGCCGCGGAATCCGTTCCGTGCACCGTGCAGATCGACCGCGGCGTGCGCGACTTCGGCGGCGACCTGGCGCCGGTGAGCACCGGCTACATGCTCGTGACCTTCCAGCGCGCCGAGGTGCAGCCGGCCAGGCGCGGCCGGCTGCTGCTGCCCGGCGAGACGCTGGTGCTGGCGGAGCGCGTGCGGCAGGACGAATCCATCAGCCAATGGGTGGCCGACCATGGCTAGCCCACGCGAGAGCCTGCGCGCTGCGGTCGGTGCTTGCCTGCAGCGCATCAGCCGGGCCAGCGGCTACCAGACCGATGCCGGCGCCAGCCTGACATTGGAGCCGGGTCAAGTCGACGAGGCCGCGACAGCCGTGCTGACCGTGCTGGTGGCCAAGCAACAGCGCGCCAGCGAAAGCGCACTGACGCGCACGCACCGGCTGACCACGCTGGTGATCGTCGCCAAGGTGCCCGCGCCGCTGGATGCAGCGCAGAGCCAGCTGGACGCGTTGGTGTCCGACATCGAGCTGGCCATGGCCGACCAGCAGTTTCGCTACCCGCACGGCATCCAGTTCCCGCAGTACGTGTCCATGGAGCCGGTAAAGCCAGAAGCCGGCATGAGCTGGATCGGCGCACTGCTCACCTACCAAACCCACATCCCCATCACCTGACGCCGCCCGCGGCACCTACGAGGAGCATCCATGCCCATCAATTCCCCCGATTACAGCTACCTGGGTAGCGGCGAGCTGCACCTGCGTAAGCGTGGTGCGGCCAAGCCGTTTCGCGGCGTTGGCAACTGCTCGGCCTTCAGCTTCTCACCACAGACCAATCGCGTGAGCCTGTTGGACAACACCCAGCCCGGTGGTGGCAATCGCAATTCGGTCGACCGGGTCACCGAGGTGCAGGTGAACTTCACCATGCACGACTTCAGCGCGGAAAACTTCGCCGACGTGCTGCGTGGCACGGCAACATCAGTTGCGGCAGGTAACGCGGTCGATGAGCTGGTGGTGGCCTACAAGGACGGCGTCACGCCGCTGCTCAACCTGGCCAACGACATCACTGCCGTCAAGCCGATCGCCGGCAGCACCGTCTACGTGAAGGGGGAGGACTGGGACATCAAGAATGGCGCGCTGTACGTGCCTGCCGGCTCTGCGATCACCGAACCGGTGGCCGGCGCCGCCAACCTGAAGGTGAGCTACGGATACGGAGCGGCCGAGCGCCTGCAGGCGCTGGTGAACCCAAACGAGGAATACGAATTGCTGTTCCTTGGCTTCAACGAAGCACGCAGCGGCAAAAAGGTACGCGCACAGGCCTACCGCGTGTCCGGCGGCGTGATCGGCGAGCTGGCGCTGATCGGCGAGCAGTACGGCGCTGGCACCGTCACCGGCACGCTCAGCAAGGACACCACCAAACCGGCCGGCGTGTCGCAGTACTTCACCTGGGATGCGGAGAAGTGATGGACGACCTCGACGTACTTAGCCCGCCCACGCGGACCATCACCTGCCGCGGCGAGCAGCTGAAGCTTGCGCCGTTGACCCTGGCGCAGATTGGCCCCTTCATGACCGCCACACGGCCGATCATCGGCCGCGTGCTGATCGCCGCCAGCCTGGTCAATGCCGGTGCCTCCATCGAGGTGGCTGCGCTGCTGATGGACGTGCTGGAGCAGAACGGGACGGCCTTCGCGAAGGCCGGCGCGCTCGTCACCGGCAAGCCGGAGGAGTGGATTGCCGGTGCGAGCCTTGCCGATGCGGCCACGCTGGTTGAGGCAGTGGTGGAGCTCAACCAGGATTTTTTCGGCCAGCGCCTGCCGAGCCTGATGCAGGCGGCAGGCAAAGCCGTCCCCGCAATGGTGGCAACGCAGGCGGAAACGACTGGGCCGATCTTGTCCACTTCCTCGTCGCCCGCGGGCACCAGCGCCGAGACGTCCTGACCTACACCCTGGCGCAAGCGAAAGCGTTCTCTGCAGCTGCTGTGCGCGATGACCACGAGCAGCTGCGGCAACGCGAAGCATCCACGGCGCAGGCCGTGCGGATGGCGATGGGATCTGAGCCTGCCGCCTTTACGAAGTACCTCAACGACTTGAACCGGTAAATGGCCGACCAATCAGCAAACCTGCGCGTCCGCATCAGTGCGGACGTGAACGACATCAAGCAAGGCCTCGCGTTGCTGCGTGGGCAACTTGCCGCTGTGCAGAAGCAGGCCAGCCAGCCGCTGCCGGCAAACAACCCTGTGTCGCAACTGGGCGTTTCGGCTGGTCAGACGGCGGCGGCTATGCGACAGCTGCCTGCGCAGTTCACCGACATCTTCACCAGCTTGCAGGGTGGGATGCCATTTTTCACCGTGCTGGTGCAGCAAGGTGAGCAGATCAAAGACAGCTTTGGCGGCATCGGGCCCGCGCTGTCTGGCGTCTCCTCCGCCCTGGTTGGAATGGTCAATCCGCTCACGATCACGGCCGCCGCCGCTGCAGCGGTGGCGATCGCCTGGAAACAGGGTAGCGACGAGGCAACGGCTTACCAAAGGGCGCTGATTCTGACCGGCAACCAGTCCGGCCAAACGGCTGAGCGCCTGGCGGAAGTGGCCGCGCAGATGGATGCCATTGCCGGTGTGACGACCTCCAGCGCCGCCGCCGCGCTCACGGAAGTGGCGGCCACTGGCAAATTCACCGCCGACCAGATGGAAACGGTGGCGATCGCCGCCGAGACCATGCGCGCTGGCACGGGCAAAGCGGTAGGTGAAACCGTTGCCGAGTTCGCCAAGATCAAGGCCGACCCGGTGGCCGCGCTGCTCGAGCTTAACGAGACCATGCACTTCCTGGACCAGACGCAGCTGGCCAACATCAGGACGCTGATCGAGCAGGGCGATCAGGTCCAGGCGGTCGCTGCTGCATTCAAGATCTACGCCGATACGCTCAAGGATAGGGCGGCTGACGTACAAGAGAACCTCGGCTACATGGAGCGGGCGTGGCGCGCAGTGGCGGGCGCTGCGGCCCTGGCTTGGGACACGATGCTTGGAGTTGGTCGGCAAGAGACGGCTACAGGCAAGATCAAGCAGCTGCAGTCAAACATTGAAGGACTGCGAAACGGCAGAGGTTTCTATGGCGATGTGAGTCCTGCCAACCGTGCAAGGTTGATCGCTGATTTCCAGAAGGAGATCGAGGGGCTACAGAAAGAGGCGAACAAAAAGCCGGTCAAGGTGATCATGGCCGGCATCTACTCGGAAGCGGATACTAAGCAGGAGGAGGCGCGCACCAAGTTCAAAGAACAGGGCGTGCAATACCTGACCAAACAGGAGCAGCTGGAAAAGAGCATCACGGACATGCGCAAGTTGGCGGCGCAAGCCGGCATCACCGATACCAAGGTGCTGCAGCAGCGCGAGCAGGCGATGAAGGATGCTGCAGCAGCAGCTGGGGCCAGGGGCGCCGCAAGCTCGGCCACTGGGGGGCGCTCTGCCGGGCTCCAGAGCATCAAGGACGCATTCACCGCCGAGCAGGCGCAGATCACGACCAGCACCAAGGTCCTGCAAGCGCAGTACCAGGCGCGCGAGGTCTCGGCCGAAACCTACTACCAGCGCATGCGGGAGCTGGCCGAGCGGGGCACCGCTGCCGAGGCCCAGTCGCTGCAGAAGCAGATCGATTACCTCAATAGCCGCAACGTCAGCGGCAAGCAGTCGATCGACGTCAATAAGCAGGTCGGCGAGCTGGAGGCGCAGCTGGCCAAGGTGCGCACCGAGGGCGCCGCGGCCCTTGAGGTGTTGTCCACCGAAGAAGGCAAGCTGAAGAAGCAGCGCGAAGACGCACTTGCGTCCTACAAGGCGGCGCTGGACGCCAGCACCGATGCGCTACAGGAAGACATGGACGCCATGATCGCCCGTGTCGGCGCGGGCGATCGCGAGTTCGAGATCCAGCAGCGCCTCAACGGCGTCTACCGGGAGCAAGCGCAGCGCCTCACCGAGCTTGCCCTGCAGAAGAATGCGGGCCGCATCGACGAGGCGACGGCAGCAGCTGAAGAGGCGGCGGTGCGCGCTGCAACGGATCGCCGTGTGCAGGTGATCCGAGACGGCTACGTACGTATGTCGGAAGCGCAGGCCGATTGGGGTAACGGCGCGTCTGCGGCGTGGACGAATTACGTGGATGAGGCGCGCAACGCTGCCGGCCAGGTGGAGTCTGCCATCGGGTCTGCCCTGGGCGGTCTGGAAGATGTGTTCGTCAAGTTCGTGACCACCGGCAAGATGAGCTTCAGTGATCTGGCTAATTCGATCATTGCCGATCTCGCCCGGATCGCCGCCAGGCAGGCAATTACCGGTCTGCTTGGCAACATGTTCGGGCAAGGGGGGGCGGGCGCTGTGCAGCGCGAGGCGATCCCGCTGCAAGGCTGGGACACCGGCGGCTACACCGGCCCGGGCGGCAAGTTTGAGCCGGCAGGCATTGTCCACAAGGGCGAGGGCGTGCTGAGCCAGCGCGACATCGCGTCTATCGGCGGGCCTGGCGCATTCCTCTCGCTGCTCACCACGATCCGCAGCAGCCGCGGTTATGCCGGTGGCGGCCTCGTTGGTAGGACCGCCATGCCCTCCTTTGCACCTGCTGGCGGCATGAGCGTGGAGATCAACAACTACTCCGGCCAGCCGGCGCAGCAGCGCGAAGAGCGTACGCGCGGGCCGGATGGTAATGAACTGCGCAAACTTATTGTGGATATCGGTGCTGCCGACATTGCCGGCGGCGGGCGCATGGCTGGGGCGATGAAGAGCCGCTTCCCCAATTTGAAGGATGGACGCTGATGGTGGCTCTGCCTGCATATGTCGGCGTCCTCTATGACGCTATTCGCGAGCGGCCGGTGCCGGCGGTCAATCGCACTGAAATGGAGCGTGGTCTTGCAAAGCAGGTGCTGGTCAACACGCGCCTTGTGATGAATCTTCCGCTGTCTTTCGACTTCGCTACGTTGGATGATGCCGAAGCGTTTCTGGACTGGTACTGCGATGAGATAAAGGTGGTCGGCGAGTTCACCATGCCGCACCCACGCAGTGGCAAGCAGATTACGGCGCGCTTTGTCAGTGGCGATATCGGGGAGTTACGCCCAGTCGAAGGCGTGGAAAGGCCCTGGCAATGCGACGTGCTGATTGAGTATCTGCGATGAGTTCATTTCTTGAGCGCCGGCAGCGCCTGATCGACCCTGCCGGGCCGCTTGAACTGATCGAGCTGACTGCGCCGTCGTTTGGCGCAGTGCTTCGCATCGTCAATGACACACAGGACTGGGTGAGCAACGGCAATCTCTATGTGCGGTGCCCCTTCCGTTGGACGGGACCTGCAGACCAGGCTGGACAAACGCCACGCGCTCAGCTGGAAGTCGATAACGCCGGCAGGGGTATCACCGAGGATCTGGAGAGGCGGCCGCCCAACGAACTGGTGATGTGTCGCTACATGATTACAGACCGCTCTGCACCAGATGTGATCGCTCGGCGCTTCTACATTCCGCTGGCAAACGTTCGTGCTGTTGGCCCGACAATCACCGCGCAGGCTGGATGGGATCTCTTCAATCGCCAGCAGGCAGTGAAGCTGCGCGCCAATCCGTTCACGCTGCCGGGGATCTTCTGATGCGGACCAGCGAGGTTGAGCGGTTCCTCAACATCCCGTATGACGCCGACACCTTCGACTGCGCCGATCTGGTGGCGCAGGTGCAGCGGGAGCTGTTCGGCCGCGAGGTGCAGATGCCGGCCCGCCGACCGCGCGGAGCTGCTGGGCAGGTGGCGCTCGGCGAGCTCTCGCGCGCATATGCGGCGCCGACGGCTGTACCGGTCGACGGCGACCTGGTGCTGATGTTCGACAAGGGTCAGAGCCGCCCCGGGCACGTCGGCGTCTTCTTCCACCTGGCCCACGAGGGCTGGGTGCTGCACACAACCAGCGCGCTCGGCAGCAGCTGGCTGCACCGGGTGCGCGAGCTGCCGGACTACGGCGCAAGGATCGAGGGGTATTACACATGGGTCTGATGACCACACCTGCGAGTGATGGTCAGCTGGTGCTGACGCCGCACCCGGTCACGCTGGACGGGCAGCGCCACATTGCCATGGACCTGCAGCCGGGCGAGCGCCTGTGCGAGTTCCTGCATCGGCACGTGATCGATCTGGACCAGGGCGAGTGGACGGTGTCCATCGGTGGCCGGGTCGTGCCGCGCCACCTGTGGCCGTACGTCTATCCGAAGGATGGCCAGATCATCGAGGTGCGGGGCGCGGTCGGCAGGAACGCCCTGTACATCGTGGCGATGGCCGCGCTGATCTACTTCACCGGCGGCGCCGGTGCGACGTGGGCAGCTGGCTTGGGTACCACGGGTGCAGCTGTGGCCTATACGGCTGCATTTGTGGTCGGCTCCATCGTCATCAACAAGGTGCTCGGGCCGAAGGTCGAGAGCCCTACAGCGCCCAGTAACGCGGGGACTGTCTATAGCCTGGGCGCAGCGCGCAACCGCCCTCGGCCCTATGAGCCGCTGGGTCTGCTTTTCGGCCGCACGCGCATCGCGCCAGACATCGCCAGCACCACCTACTCGTGGTACGAGGGCGACGACCAGTACATCGGCATTGTGCTGACGCCGGGCATCGGCGTCGGCCGCGTGGGCGCGTTCTCCAATGGAGATACGCTGCTGTCGAGCTACGAAGGCGTGAGCGTCTTCCATGCCGGCTACAGCCAGATGCCGGAAGAGACGATCCCGCTGTACAGCAATGTGGACACGGTCGAGGGCGGTGAGCTGCCGGATACCGCTGACTTCGTGACCCGCACCACCAGTGCAGACACGGTGCGAATCCTCATCAACCTGGAATACGTGCTGGGCGGCGTGGGCACTTCGGGCAAGAAGTACAACGTGTCGGAGACGGTGCAGGTGCAGTACGCGCCGGCGGGCACCGGCATCTGGCAGACGCTCGCCACGCAGACCTACACCGGCGACAAGTTGGACGTCAGCAAGCGCGCGACACTGTCGGCGGACGTACCGAAAGGCCAGTATGACGTGCGCGTGCGCATCCTCGGCCTGGGCAACTACGAGGGCGACAACACCCAGCGCAACGACTTCCAGTGGTCGACGATGGGCAGCGTGCAGGCCGACACCGCAACGTATGCCGGCATCTCGCGCGCCGGCATCATCATGAAGGCCACCGGGCAGCTCAACGGCCAGCCCGACGAGCTGCGCGCCGAGCATGTCGCCGCGCCGATCCCGGTGTGGCGCAACGGCGCGTGGGTCACGGAGGAAACCAGCAACAACGGCGCCCACATCCTCAAATACGCTCGCGGCTATTACGACAAGGACGGCAAGCTCATCGCGGGCATGGGCAAGAGCGATGAAGAGATCGACATCGAGTCGTTGCAGGGCTTCATGGCCCACTGCGAGGCGAATGGCTACACCTACGACTATTGGCTGACGGAAGAGCGCAGCCACGATGAAGTGCTGCAGGCCATCGCCCTGGCCGGCATGGGGCAGACGACCTGGGCCGGGGGTCGCTTGTCGGTGGTGTGGGCCGCCGACGAGCAGCCGCTCTCGGGCGTGGTCAACATGGCCGAGATGAAGAAGGGCAGCTTCAGCGTGGACTACACGCTGGCCAGCGCTGCCGACGGCATCGAGTACAGCTATTTCGACAGCACCACCAACAAGGTCGAGACTCTGCGCGTGCCGGCGCCGGGCGTGGAGGTCATGCTCAACCCGGCGCGCCTCACCGGGGAGGGCGTGACGCGCGAGGCCCACGCTGCAGAGTTGGCGCGCTACCACCTCGCGCAGAGCTTGTTCCAGTACAAGGACATCGGCTTTGCCCAGGACCTGCAATACCTGTCCTATCGGCGCATGTCGATGCTGTCGATCTCCCACGACCTCACGCAGTGGGGCTTCGGCGGGCGCATCGTGGCAGCCGAGCGCAGCCCGCTACTGGGCACGGTCACGCTGACGCTGGACGAACCGATACCGCCGCCGGACGCGCGCAGTGCTTTCATCGGCCTGCGCATCCCTGGCGAGGCGGTCTATCGCACGTTCCGTGTACGCAGCTTCGCCGAGGCGACGGACACCATCCAGCTGGTCGAGGAATGGCCAGACGATGCGCCGCTGCCGGGCGAGGGCTACGACGATCCAATGGTGCATGGCGGCTGGCAGGACAATCCGGCCCACGACACGGTGTGGATCTACGACTTTAAGGCCACGCCGGGCCTGCGCGTGCGCGTCGTGGCGATCGAGCCGGAGAGCGATCTGAAGGGCGCCAGCATCAGCGTGGTGCCGGAAGACGCAAGGTTCTGGATCTTCGTCAAGACCGGCCAGTACATCCGGCCGGAGAGCGGCTCATCGCTGGCCACGCGCCCGATCGTCAGCAACCTGGTTATCAGCGAGGACCAGATCACGACCGGCGACGTCACCGCGACAGACCTGGTGGCCACTTTCGACATCAGCGGCCCATTCGATCACGCCGTGGTCTACGCCTCGGCGTCGGACGGCAGCGGTGAGCTGCAGGAAGTGGCACAGACGCGCACCCGCACGGCGCGGTGGCGCATCCCGCGCGCCGGCACCTACACGATCAACGTGCGCCCGTTCGGCCCGGAGGGGCAGATGGGAATCGGTGCCTCGCTGATCTACACGACCATCGGCGCCGACGCGCCGCCGGTGAACTACGACATCTTCGACGTGGAGGAGATCTCCGGCGGCATCCGGCGCTACACCTGGGGCTTCTGGAACGATACCATCCAGTCGGCCAACCTGGCCGGTGCGGAGATCCGCTACACCGCGGCGCCGGAGCAGGGCGCGCCGATGCCGGGGTGGGACGCCATGACGCCGGTCGGCGACAGCGGCTACCACACCGGCGCGTTCGACTCGCCCATCCCGTCCTCGGGCAAGTGGACGTTCGCCATCCGCGCGCGCAACACCAACGGCACCCTGTCGGTGGCGGACAAGTACGTCACCAAGACCCTGGGCAAGAACCTGGGCGAGCTGCAGGAGGAAATGCAGCAGGCGATTGACCAGACCACCGAGGACATCCGGCAGGGCTTCCTCGAGGCGGCGCAGCGCGATCAGGAGCTTGCCCAGCAGCTGCAGCAGCAGGCGCAGGACCTAGCCAACCTGCAGGCGCTGGTCGAGGCGCCGGAGTGGGTGGATCAGGCGTGGCCGGCGGGCTCAATCGTCAAGCACGCCGGTGGGATGTATGTAGCCAAGCAGGACGTCCCAGCGGGCACCGCGATCACCGACACGGCGTATTGGTCCTACATCGGTCAGTACGCGAGCCTGGCTGAGGCAGTCGGCGCGATCGGCGTGGCGATGCAGCAAGTCACGACCGACGTGCAGCAGATCGAGCAGGAGTTGCAGGTAGTCGCGCAGGACGTGAGGGGCGTGCAGTCCAGCCTCGCCGGCAAAGCAGATGCATCGGCGGTGCAAGCGATCAACACGCGCTTGACGCAGGCCGAAAACAACGTGTCTTCGCTGTCGCAGCTGATCGGCACCGTGCAATCGGCGCTGACCGGCAAGGCCGATGCCAGCGCAGTGCAGGCGCTGCAGACACAGGTCACGCAGATCGGCAACGAGGTCACTAGCAACAGCACCGCGATTACGTCGGTCCGATCCCAAATCGGCGGCAGTGGCAACCTGCTGCCAAATGCGACGTTTGAGGGTGACGTTAGCGGCTGGAGCTTCGTCATTAACGAGTGGAATGTGAGCCTTACACGAAACGTCGCCGGGGCTGACTGGATTCCGGCAGGAGGTTCGCAAGCCGGTTGGTATGGTGGATTTTCGCCTTCGGGTATCAGTGTGATCCGATCTGCCGTGTTTCCTGTCGAGGCGGGAAAGCTGTATATGGCCAGCGTCTATACGGGCGCGCACCGGTGCCAAGCCAACCTGTCGCTAGTGTTCATGGACGCCAACGGCAGAGGCGTCGGAGAGGTCTATGCGATCGACACGAACAGCGATCAAGCACTCGGAGGGCGAGCGCTGAGTGGATGGAAGAGGCTGCACACCCCTGCATACGAAGCGCCTGCTGGCGCAGCTTCGGCGAGTCTGCAGCTGTTTTCAGGCGGCATGGGGGGAGTTGATCCCTATGTCTTCTTCACTCAGGCCATGGTGGAAATGGTGCCTGCCGGAAAAACCACGCCATCATCATGGTCGCCCAGCAGTCAGGGCGTGGATAGCAAATACGCCGCCGCGACTCAGTCGATGTCTACGCGAGTCACGAGCGTGGAGAACGGTGTCGCGAGCTATGAGGCTTCCTATACGTGGGCATTGGACGTCAACGGCAAGGTAGTCGGTATGCGCTCCGTCAACAACGGCACGATCGGCAAGATCACCTTTTCTGCCGATGTAGTGGAGATCATCGGTGCGACACCTGGCGGCGGCCGCAATGAGTTCGTGGGCGGGAAGTTCTACGCCTACGCACCCAATGGCCGCCGCGTGGTGGCATTGGGATATGGAGTGACATGACCAACGTCCTGATCATCAACGACGCCGACACCGGCGTCGTGCTGCTGCAGATCACCGATCAGCCCGACTCTGATCTACTCACGCAGCACATGGGCGCGATCACGATTGCCAGCGGCAGCAATGGGTCTGTGCCGGTGCCGATCACCGGTAGCGCCAACCAGCTGTACTACTGGTTCGTGGCCGATAGCGGCGCAGGCAACAGCCTGCTGCCGTATTTCAGCGATGACGGCAACACCATCACCTGGGTGTCGCCTACGGCGACGCTGACGGCACGAGCCGGCGGCACGCTCTTCTATGGGAGGTTTTGATGGCCTATGCAATTTTTGAGGCCGGCCCCAATCGCATCGCCATCTCCGAGACCTGGAAGAATTTGGCGTTGGCGTCGAAGCAAACGATTACGCCAACCGGCAGCGGGACGCTCAAAGCATGGAGCTTGACTGTCGCCGGCACCAATCCGGCCCTCGCGTTTCTGGGGGAGAGCAACGCTGCGCTTGCGACACGCACACAAAGCGGCAACATCTTCACGTTCACCGGCTTCACCACCAGCGGCAGCTTTACCGCCTACGTCTTCGACGAGCCGAACTTCGGTCGGCGGGACTATCTGGTGATCACCAACCCCGATACGGACCAGGTGCACTTCGACGCCACGCTCAAGTACATGAAGGTGCGGGCGCTGCTACAGGGCAATGCCAATCAAGGTGGGTCGATCACGCTGCCGGCGGGCAGGACATACGCCGCGCTGGCCGGTTCCACCGGCAACATCATGCTGGCCATCGGCGGCCTGGTTGGCGGTGGACCGCAGTGGCAGGTGCAGCAGTTGTGGCGCAAGGGCGTGGTCAACATCAACGGCAACGTTGCATCCATCTCTGCCATCGACACAGCCCAAGAGCTACGCACCGGCACCAACAACAATCCACAGCCGCCCCCTGGCAACTACGGCCAGGCGTGGGTGCGCGCTCCTATCCTCGACGTTACAGGCTACTGACATGCTCATCAGCGAAAACACCACCTTCGGCACGCAGACCAAGATCGTGTCGCCGCGCATCGAGATCCGATGGGACCCGGCCACCAACGACGGGCCGGTCGAATTCCACCTCGAGCAGATCACCACCAAGCCGCATCCCGATGGCTGGACACAGACGCTGGAGCGCTTCTTCCTGCGCGTGCTCACGGTGCAGATCAGCGACCTGATCGGCCGCAGCTACGAGATCACGGCGCCTGCGAGGACGGAGGTCGACCCAGTCACGGGACAGGTCATCAAGGTGCCGGGCGAGACAGTCACCGAGCCCGGTGTGCATCTTCTGCTGGGCATCAAGGCGGCCACACGAGCCGCCTACGATGCGAACGTGGCCACGCCTGATCCGGATGCAGACCCACTCGCGCAGCAGATTACGATCGTCTGGAACCCTATCAACGACACCGGCACCGTGACGTTCCAGGTCGAGGACCGCGGCACCGCCCTCGGCGTGCTGGCGGCGCCCATCGCCGACCTGATCACGCCGACCTACGCGCTTCGCTTTCCCGGTTCGGCAGCCTCGCAAACGCTGCACGGCTGGAAGCTGGAATCTCTGGTTAAAGCTGCCACCAATGTAGCCATTTCCGTCAGCTTGACGCTCGCCGACCCTTTGACCACAACCTGACGGGCTGCTGGGCATTCATGGCGGGCAGTCCCGGCCCTGTGCTTTTGGGGGAGCTAGCGCTTTCTCCGTCCAATTGTAACAATCAGGCGACCGGGGAGGCAGGGCTGCCATGTCACATCATTCTCATAGCTGCCGGAGATTGGCAGCCGCATTCGGCATTCTTAACTCAAGAACGCCAAAAGTCTGCCGAAAATCAACCATGGTGGTTGATTAATGGCGCCGTCAACCCCAACATACCGACCTGGTAGCAAGGGCGGTGACGATGCGGATGAAGTCGAAGAGGTCGACGGGCCACTCTATGAGCTGGAGGCGGTCAGGTCTCGGTGTGCTGCCGGAAAAGTTACCTTTTCCAAGAAGGCCGAAGCTGGGTACATCGGCGAAGGATTCTCAAAGGAGACTGCGATTGAGTGCATTGCAACCTTGGCTGACCACGAGTACAAGAACTCGCGCTGCTATAGGGGCTTGCAGCCGTTTGACGCGTACGTCGCTACACGTTTGAGCGGTAGACAGCCTGTCTACAAGAGTCTGTATATAAAGTTGCGCATACCTAGTCCAAGTGTAGTGGATCAGGTCTACGTAACTTCTTTTCATCCTTAATAGGACGTCCGTCATGGCGCACATTTGTCCAGCTTGTGAGAAAGGCAGGTTGGAGGCTCGTACTGGTAGCGAAACTATCCAGTATGGCGACGATCAAATTCACGTAGAGGGTATTCAGTTTTCTGAGTGCGATCTTTGTGGAGAAGAAGTGGTGCTGCCTATCCAGTCGAAGGCCAACGCTCTTCTTTATGCCGACGCTAAGAAAATTGTTGATGGCATGCTGGCGTGTGCAGAGATAAAAATTTTTAGAGAGAAGTGGCGCCTTAGTCAGCACGACGCGGCTGCGATATTTGGAGGTGGAAAAAATGCATTTTCCAAGTACGAGCGCGGGGAGATAATCCATAGTAAGTCAATGGATCTATTGATGCGTGTTTTTGATGAGGTTGCAGAAGCGAGAAGTTATCTATCGAATAAAGCGGGTGTAAAAATCGAAGATAATTTGGATGCGAACGGCGTTGCGGAATGGGAAACTGTAACGGTTGAGCCGGTTTCATCTAAGGGTGCGAACATGTCGGCTTGCATGGTGTTTGACTTTGCTGATTTTGCAAGCGCTCGTGAGGGGAGGGGTGATTGGTCACCTGCAAACGAAAGCTGGATCGGTGAAGGGCTACATCATCGTATGCAGGCGAGAGCATAGAAATGGCGCGCAAGAAAGAAAAGGATGGAGAGGACGTAACAAAATTTTTTGCAATTCAGGATATCGCGCTGTGGGAGGCGTCCTTCCATCGCGTAGTCGAATACAATGCTGACGAGCACGATGGAAAGTGCTCAATCCAGATGTTCAAGTCAGTTAATCCCGAGATGATGAAGGTTCTCGTAGAAGGCGAGGATGAGGATCAATACTTACTCAGGGTGTTGGTCAAGCTTGGTGCGAGATCTGTTTATCAAGAGTCTGATAAATCTGAGATTGAGGTATTATATTCGGTGGAGGCTACATTTAGTATTGAATATTTTGTAATAAAGCCTCCCACGAAGGAAATGTTTGCGCAGTTTATTCAGTACAATAGTGTGCATAATGCTTGGCCATTTTGGAGGCAGCACGTTTATGACACACTTCGTCGCGCCTCTTTACCAATCCTGCCAATACCTTTCTTTCCGGGTAAGAAGCCAGTAAGGAAAAAGAAAATTACTTCCTCAGTGACGCTTTCTCCAAAGCCTAGAGAAGAAGTTAGTAGCACTTAAATCCCGCTAAGCCTTGCGCGCAGGATGATGTAGAACATTGCGACATAAGGTCTGCCTCGTCAAGAGAGTTTTGCGGTACTGGAAGTAAAACCTGCGTGCAATTCTTACGCTAGGACGCGGATTAATCTGATGCTTCTTGCATGTCTATCCAGGCAATCTTGAGTTGCCGGATGCGGAGCCACTGGCCGCTCAACCCGCGTGGCGCCTGAGCAGCGCTTCCCGGCACCCTAGATGAAACCATCCATGTCTTCCCGCGATAGGACGCCCAGGCGGCGTCCCCACGAGCTGACCAGCTCGATAACTGCGGTTGCTTCGCCAGGGTACGCATAAAGCAGCTCCGCCTCGAACTGATCGAGTACCTCCAATGGCTCCGACGCAGCCGCGAGCCGCTGCTGCAGTTGTT